TCTGCTTCTTTCAGCTCGGTAAAGTAATTGTCCTGACGGAAGTCAACCGTCATATCCTCACGAATCTGCGGCCAATCTTCTTCGGTAATGATACCCTTGAGCATTAATTGAGTCTGAAGTAGATCAAAGAACATGATCGAGAACTTCTTACGGAGACGGTCGACAAACTTCTGGAACTTAACCTCATCACGTGAAATCTCTGTGGTTCTACCAAGGCTGAATGGAGTTTCTGGCTCCATACGACCGATTGGTACATTCAGACAACGATAGAGTTTCTTTTGGAAGAACAGAATGTCCTCAATCTGGCTTAGGTTCTCGCCGCCCGGAAGCGTAGAGATTTCGGTACCACGGCCACCTTCGCGACGTGGAAGCCAGAAGTCTTCAAGCATTGACATATGCTTACGGTCGTCACGGATTTCACCAGTCTGAGCATCATATACCAACTTATTGCGGTACTGATTCATGATGGTGCGCATATATTCTTCTGCCTTACCCTTAGGAAGATTGCCCACGTCGATATAGAAAATACGGCGTTCCGGAGCACGTGCAAGACGATAGATGACCAATGAGTCTTCCATCATGCGCAGTTGATTTACCGGCTTGATTGCCTTATGGAGCGGAGATAGAACACGCTTACGAGTTGAATCAAGAATACCGGATGGTACATAACAGATTGCGTCCTTGTTAATCTTGAGACCAATATCCGACTTTTGAAGTCCGCCATCTTGGTAGAGATAATACTCATCAAGATTCTTAATGATTTTGGCACCAGTCTTGATGTCAATTTCTTCTTTAATCTCTCGGACCTTACGGATACGGAGCGCATCAACTGCACGAAGTTCTTGAATACCTGCATCCGGCTGGGTTTCATCAATGATCATGTGATAGAACAAACGTCCATCAACGTACCATCTACGGAATATGTCCTGACCGTTATTACTAAAATTCAGTAATTTGCAGAGGTGATCAAACTCTCCACGAATTAGTTTCTTAATTGACGCCGGCTGTTCCAGACGGTCCAAGTTAAGTTGTGCTGGAGCATCATCATGATCCGCGACAATAGCTTCATTTACAATATCGTCAATTGCCTGGTCGCACTCGGGCTGTTCAGCTGCAATACGATACTTGCGGATTAGATCGACATCCGTCTTTGCTGCATCTCCATCAAGGTCGAGATACTGACCGTAGTAACCTCCGGCGGCAATTGCAGTGGAACCGTCCTCTTGCGTAGCTGGTACAAAAGAAACTGGTTGTTCTGCAATCTTTTTGCGTTTCTCAGCATCGCTGAGTTTTTCAAATTTCCATCCGAAGAATTCCATGTTATATGTGGGGTTGAATAAAAACAGGGGAGGGAATGACTCCTCCCCTGTTGTTTATTTATCCAAATAATTAGACCTTAGATTGAGCCGATTCCCAATAGAGCATCTGAAGCTCTACGCCGAATTCTTCAATTGTATTTTCCGAGTCATAACTCAGATCAATTGCCGATACGGTTGTTGGGAAAACACCACGGAGGTCGTAACGCTTAGTTACTTCACCCGCTTTATTGAGTTGTTCAACTGCCATATCTACGGTATAGTCGGCTGGATTTGAACGACCGGTGTTGAGTTCGTTACCATTGATACCGGACATCCAACGCTCGAATGAGTTACGGATTTCCATATTAGTATCATTGATGACGGTAATACCCCACGCTTCAAATACGCGGTCGCCTGCAATTTGCATTTGGCGTCCACGGAATGGAATGGTGATTGGGTTGATGATTGAAGAAGGAAGCTGAGCCGCCTTGATCATGAATGCCGAAAGCTCTACGTTACCGGCAGCATAAGCTGGGAAGTTGCAGGTAACCTTGAAAAGGTTATTGCGAGCTCCACCACCTACGAGTTTTGACTTAAAGTCATTAATTCCTAGAATAGCCATGTGTTTATTCTCCTATTATTAAATGTTAAGATTATTTACCAACCAGTTCAGAGAACTGAACGCCAGAGCGGGTAGCAATGAAGCTCAGGGTGATGTAGTTGATTGAACGTGCTGGCTTAATATAGATTTCAGCACGGAACTCATTGCGGTCGACAACTTCTGCAGTATTGTTTGTGGTATCACATACAACCAAGAAGTCGGTGAGACCACGGCGACCTTGAACGTCACGGAGGAATGGCTCAACCATATTGCGGAACATTGCACGTGTGAATTCATCATTGAATTCAAACAGTTGGAATTTAGCCGCGGTAGAGATTGCCTTCTCAAGAACAATGAAGAGACGGCGAACATTGATGCGGTCAAATGCCGATGGCTTGGTCAGACCGGTCTTGTCACCGAAAAGGATGGTGCCTTGACCTGGGAATGAAACAATCGGATTTACGCTTGCTTTGTAAAGAGCATCACGGTCGGCAAGTTTTGCATTGTAAGCAAGCTTGGTGACGCCGAGGAGCTGACCGCGGTTGAGACCTGCTGGTGAGAACCAAGCATCGGCAACCTGATCGGTATTAGCGCAAAGACCTGCAACGTGCCCGCAAGCTGGAATCCAACGGTAGGTATCGGAATACTTATCGTAGATTTTGAGAGCGGTTGAATCGTATACAGCATACGAGCTATTGCCGTAGGTAGTATCTTGAGCATCTGCTGCCCAGGCTCTTACGTCATCTGCTGGAGTTGCGGCACCAACGGAAGCCTCGAGTGGAGGAGAAAGGAATACAAGAAGATCCTTACGGGTATTTGCAATTTCGCAAAGTTTTGCGGCAATATCGGTTGAACCGTCGGCATCAGCGCCTGCAAAGAGGAGATTGACATCAACAGTTTCAACATCGGCAAAGAGCTCAAGAGCTGTATTTACAGAATCCGCAACAACCGTAACATCGGTACCGCCGGTAAGGCTGTAATTAACAACTGCATCGTCGGCAGAACTACCAATAAGGGCCGAATCGGCTTTAAGATACCACACATACTTTGAATTGTTATTCAGTACGTTCTTGTAGTAATTTGTTGAACCGTCTTCTTTAAGAGAATCAGCAACCGAAGAGACAAATTCATATTTTTCAAGAACGGTACCTGAAGTACCGGTCCAGAGACCGTCTTCATCAACGACGACAATATGAAATTCATCGACGCCTGGTTGGGCGGTAAATTGATCATTGTAAGACCAAGTAGAAAAAGCAGTTACTCCACTTGCAGCTGAATGTGGGCAAACTGAAACCTTGAGCGAGTTACCTAATGTTCCTGGGTATTTTGCACCCCATGAGCCAACTGCCGATTCTTCGCCGGAGAAGCTTGAATCGTATTGATCACGGTTTTTAATCTGTACGCCGGAAGCTCCGAGGTTACCAGATGTTGCATTCTTTGCAGTTATTTCAACCGCGCGAATGACCTTGAGTGCCGTAGCATACTTCAAGAATGAAGCTGCTGTTAAAAATGATTGTGCAACTGCGGTGTCAGTTTTAGAAGGAACTCCGAATACAGATGCGAGTTCTTTTTCAGAACCGATTGTACGGATTTCTTCAACTGGACCCCAGTTAAAAGCACCTGCATAGCCACCAATAGAGGTGGATACTGCTGGTACGACGTTTGTTAGGTCAATTTCTTGAACCTGAACTCCTGGTGATACTTGGAATGCCATTAGTTTGTCCTCGTCAAATTTTGAGTTATAAGGTTGTAATAATACGGATGTTCAATGGTCTATTTATAAATAGAAGGATTTAGAACATTCCTGTGTCATACGACTGAGTCCAGACCTCTCCACCTTCGACGGTATATTTTGGTTTTGTATCTTCAACGGATGAAAAGTAACCCACGGGAACAAGTTCATCCTCAATATTTTTGAGTCTATCTGAATAGAGCATGTTTTTAAGGTTGATGTCCGACATATTGACAAAAAGATCCGTAGCCACAAACCACGCAAACAATACCAGGGTCATTACCGTATCATCATGATTGCCGTCGGATGCTTCATAGGAACTACCATCCTCAACAAAGGTACTGAGCTCCGAAATGGTGTCTGGATCCACAACCTTTAGCTTCTTTTGTTCGATTAGATCCTTGAGGTTACTGCAGCCAATACGTTTTGTCTTTTTTGTGGTTGTAATACCAATGGCTCCATGCTTCACAATGGACTCCACAAACATATTCTCATACTCTAAATCATAATAGAGACCATTACACACTACGGATCCCTGGTCATTCGATTCAACCACGACATACGCATTGTTATAGTTCTTTGCGTACTTATAGATTACATTCGGAAACAGCAGAGGCGACATGAGATTGTCACGGAATGTGCACACGGTATAAAACGGTTGCACCGAAACATCAAAGATTGTAAACGTAGAAAAGTCCTGCCCTCTTCCTTTCGCCACATCAACCGTCATTACATAACGGTGGTCGGAGATAGGTTTCTCATAGACCTTTACATTGTTCTGAGTATAGATTGCGGGCTCAGACTTTAATGCAAGAAGATTCTCGGCATTAATCAATGTTGAACCGGTTCCATGGAACGAGTTACCATACTCTTGCTCGAATTGTAACGGCGATGTGTTTGCAATGGTCTGATTCTTCCATTTCTCATCGCGCCCAGGAACGTCGAACCAGTCCACACGGAACGGTTTGTACTCGCTGACCCCTTGAACCGCGCTTTCCCAGAGACGGTGGAATGTATTACCAACGCCGTTTGCCGTAGAGGTAATAATAACCTTCGACGTAGTACCAGAGGTGATTACGGGGTATGTTGAGGTGTAGAAAGTTGCTGCATTTTCAACGAAGGCAAACTCATCCAGAAACAGAAGGTTAATGGAGAGACCACGGATCGAAGAGCCGGAAGTTGCAGCGGCAATGATGCGCGAGTTATTACTAAACTCGATTGAACCTTTATTCAATGCGCGACAACCCGGTTGTAGAAAGAACGGTAGGTTTTCAAGCGCAAGTGTAATACGTGCCAACATTTCACGCGCAGTCGAACCTTTATTAGCAAGGACGGCAATGGTCTTGTCGGGCTGGAACACTGCGTACCAGAGAATATAGATGACCGAACTAATTGACTTACCCGACTGACGACACGCCAGAACAATCGAGAATCTATTATCGGTAAAATGACTAAACATTTTTTCCTGATACGAATAAGGTTTAAATGGAACCAAACCTCGATCCAGAGAAATTACTTTCACATAGGTCTTTGCAAAATAAATTGGGTCCTTCATGCACTTGAGGTACTCACTTACTTCGTCTTTCGTGAATTGTTGTTGAACCCCATCACGCTTGACCTGTGGGTTACCGAGGTAGCCCATCTCTGCATTTTTAAGGTGCATTTGTGACATTCTTTTCGAGGGTCTGAGTGATTAAATGTTTTTGTAAATCTGTAACGGAACCTAGGAAGACATTGTTATTTGTGACACTACCAGTAGGACCAGACGGAACCTCGCCCTTTTCTTTCTTTTTAACTTCCTTCTTCTGCTTCTGAAGTGCCATGAGCTTATCCGTCATGTCGGAAGTGTTTTTGAGCATATTGCTGAGTACCTCAAATGCACGTGGATGCTCCGACTGTAAGGCAAGTTCCATCATACCGTCAATTGCCTTATTTGACTTGTCCACGAGGTCCTTATAGGTCTCACGTGAAAAGTTATAGTCGTCCTCAATCTCCTTATTCACCTTCACCTCTGGGTCCACAGGAGCCACGAGAACAGCAGGTAAGTTCTGTTCCAAGTTTTTTAAGAGTTCTTCGCTTTTGCTCATAATATAGTAAAAAGATTATGGTTGCGGATCGTTGAATCCGAAGTCCGTGATTGTCTGAACTATAGTATAATTGTCCGGAGTATCCTCGATGGAACCTACGGTCGTATGGATATTCACATCAACCTTATTGTTTTCATTCATGAGCAGGTTCACGTCTGACACCTTAATGATTGCCTTATTGGAAACTGGTCCATAGAAACGGATGCGCGTCTCAAAGTCCAACGTATAGATGATTGCTCTACGTTGAGCAAAATCGCCTTCATAGGTATCTTCCATGTTTACCGTTGTGAGCACAAACGGAAGGTCGGTCGTAAGATTTACCGAATCCAGTTCCTTAATTGTAACGGTATATTCTGGCTGAAAGTAAGGAAGAATTTGCTCCAGGACCTGAAGTGCATCGTCTTGATTCTTTGCCATAATCGAGAGCTGGAAGTTCATTCTGTACGGAGCAAAGGTCCGTACGATATGTTTTGTCGAGGTATCTCCAGCATCAATCGAGGTTACTACATTATTGCGGTTAATCTTTGTTGTCGCATCATACACAATGTTCGTAATTTCAAACGACATACGCGGTAGCTTCATTGCAACCTTATTAGCTTGAAGTTCCTTTTGTTCGTCAAGACGCTGAAGGAACTTGGCTTTGGGACCATACGAAAGAGGAACACGTACCGAATGTACCACGTGACCCGATTGGTCTTTGCGTATTACATTGATGTTATTAAAGATTGTTCCGAATACCGAAACAACCCTACGAATATGGGAATGATAAAAGTGTCCGCTTGTCATTTAAAAATTAGTTGTATGCAGAAATGTCACCGTAAACAAAATATGTACCGGAAACATTCAATACCCTTAATTCAAATATATCCGTTGTATTTCTATGTCCAGCAGTTCCGCCATTATAAAGTACGGTTTTTGTAACTCCGCCAATTTGAATAGTCGTTGGAGTATATGCAGGATCGCCTTGAGCAATATATAAATGGATATTTCGAGTTGTATTTGAAGTTAAATTTAGGTTTGTAAGATTTGCGGTCCAATTTGCTGCAGGAGCGGTATGATAAAAAGAATCTGTTGCAGCACAGTCATAGGCAACAGTTCCAGTAGAAGCGTTTTTAAGACCTAATGAATACACTGCACCATTTGTTGTTGCACTAATACCTTGTGCACCTTGAGTACCCTGAATACCCTGAATACCTTGCGAACCTGTAATACCTTGTGAACCTGTAATACCTTGGCGACCCTGAATACCTTGAGTACCTTGTGCTCCATCGGCTCCTGTAATACCTTGTGAACCTGTAATACCTTGGCGACCCTGAATACCTTGAGTACCTTGTGCTCCATCGGCTCCTGTAATACCTTGTGAACCTGTAATACCTTG